AGAATATAGCAATACCGACTGACAGGGTGCACGAAGCACAATGTCTTCCAGCCAGCACTCACTGTCATTCTGATCAGTGATAGTAATAGTATTCACTACATCAGCATCTCGAGGCAGGATGCTATAGAAACGACCTTTGGCCTCAGCTACAGGAGGCAATGTGAGAATGAAGGGTCCTGTGATATTGTTAGCACTCGGCCGCATAACATAATCCCGAGTCGACATAGTATAAGCAGCAGTAGGATCATGGTACTTATCCACTACCTGCTGATCATGCTGACGTGCCTTATCTTCCAACATAAGTTAGTCCTCCAAAGCATTCATGGCTTCAATCTCAGCCATTATGCCAGATAGTTTTGGTGCTTCCTTAGGACCACTCTTCTTCTTAGTTCCGCCAGGGAGAGAAGGAGTGGGAGTCTTAGCCACTTTTTGGAGCTTCAGAACACTTCTTACTCTATCTCCAAGTTCATTAAATAATTCATGCACTGGCTTATCCATGTTCTCAGCAGCAAAGGATTCATAAACCTCAGCAACCTTAGCTGCATGAGCCTTTAGATCAGGATTGTCTACATAGAACTGTCTGGTAGCCTCAGTCAGCGCAATATAGGTACTAACATTATTCTTCACTACATCAGGGAGTTTTCTAAAGACACTCTCAATAGCTTGACTCCGAGCTGTCTTTATCCCTGATTCATAAACCGCATTGAGGATCTTGTTTAACTTCTCCCGAGGAATATCTCCTAAATCCTCATCCTCGAGGTCTGTCAGAAAGTCCTGCAATTCAATAGGAGCTTCCGTAGAAGGTGCCTCAGTAGCAGGTTCCTTCTTGGTAGCTTCTGTTAGTTTAGCCTCGAGCTCAGCTAGACGCTTGGTGAGAATCTCATAAGGGTCAAGAGGAGCCTCTGTAGTAGGCCCTTCTGTCGCTGGTCCTTGAGTAGCAGGACCCCGTGTTGCAGGACTAGATGTCCCAGGAGATTCAGTCGAGGGAGCCTGAGTACCCTTATCATCAACAGGATCTAGTTCATTCATTGCTTTGATTTCATCTACTAATCCGTCCATAAATCCTCCTTTTATTTAACCGAGATTTGTCTCCATAGCTCTTTCCAATAGCCATGGGTAGTAGCCCCACCATCTCCGTTGATGTTCACTACTGCCAATACATCGTCGATAGCAGCTTCAAGGCTACTTCCGACTGGGAGTTGGTTGAGGTAGAAGTTACCGCTAGCGTTCTTCAAGCCATCCACAATGTCGATGTTAGAATCTTTAAAGATAAAGATCTTAATCTGACCGTGAACCCCATTCTGGATAGTGGCTATGTTACTTATACCAGTAGACTCAATAGTCACTACCTCGATAAGAGCTACAGTCAAATCAGTAGGGATTACCAATCCAGTAGTCCCAGCTAACAACGACACATCAGTGACTTCGATGTTACTATCTAATGCCTGAATAGCATTTAATGCAGCTCGAGTCTGCCTAATCCAATAAGGTAGCTGAGCCACATGCTCCTGATCAGTCGGTTTCGTTACGTCGAGCATTGTTTATCTCCTGTAGGAAGACATCGAGAATCTCCAACGCATAGTTTATGGCCTCTATCCTTCCTCCGATTCGAGCCGCTTGAGTTAAGTCCTCTATACCAGAACATTCTTGAGCAAGAGATACTAGCTCATCTCCAGCCATCTTTTTCCATACGCCAAGTTCTCGCTTAATATCCTTCCATAGAACAGAGTCTTTGAATTCCTCGATAGAGGCTTTAGTAGCCCTAAGTCTTAGCTCCTTATATTTCATTAGAAGGCCTCATTAAAAGGAATTATGTTACCTGCTTGAGCTTCATTAGCAACTCGTTCATCTGGCATAACAGTTGGATTTATTCTATTCACATTACGCTTGAAGTCTTCCACATTCTTCGCACCAAGTTGCTGAGCTATGTACATGAAGATTCTGGTTACATCGAATTGAGCATTTAGTTCAGGGGTAGTCCCTATGGTCTGGAATAGCTGAAGCCAGGCCTCACTGAAGTTACCTCCAGGAATGGAGCCGTCTCTTACTATAGCATCATAGTTTATGGCTAAGTCATAGATCGACACAGGAATACGGTCCACTGACCCAAAAGTGTTCATTAAAGATTCCGCATTTCTACCTATGGCTTTTACGTATACTTCTTTAGACATAAACTGCTGGGTATGGACAGCGAACATAGTACCTATGTCCTGCATATATTGCATACCTATAATCATAGCAAGACGTTGTAGACGGCTAATAGCACTACCACGAGTCCCTTGGAATTCACCCTTAGTTAAGCGCTCAGGACCACTCTGACGAAGAGCTCCAGCCATAGATTGATCAGCGCCAGAGATACGATCCATCCACTGAGTGATATAAGCAGAGTCCGCAATATTCTGACGAGTTATGTCTGCTACTGGGAATTGCTGGACTACTTTATCAACACCTTTTCCCCAAGCAGGACGGCGAAGGCGGATGAGTTTGCCTGGTTTAGGGTCTTTGATATCCTCTATGTTCACAAGATAAGGATCAACTACAAACATATCGTTGATAGCCTTACGAACATTTGCTGTATGGCTGTTAAAGAGCCAATCAAGAGTTTCTTGCAACCCTGATAAAATCTCAATTCTTCCGATAGGAATCGGACTATATCCATCAAACTCAGGGCTTGAAACACTCACAGGATACATTCCATGAGCAAGGTTGGATTTCTGAGCCTGAAGGATTATCTCATCAGATGCTAAACAAAACATCCATTTCTCTGGATATTCACTAGGGCCTAGTTCCCAGTCTTTAGGAATCAGATTAATATACATATAGAGTTTATCAACTGGAGATAGGGAACTTACGACTGGAGGACTAGTCTTTTTAAACTTAAGTTCCCGGTCAGATTCATCAACTGAAAAGGTTGATCTCCTATCTTTTACATGCTTTAGGTATTTAGCATTGAACATTTCCTGAGATGAGCTTTGTTCATCACTTAAAGTGTTCATGTAGTTATCTCTAACCATCCAGCCCACAAATTCTCCGTCTTGTACCTTGTCGCTGCTAACTGAAGGGTCAGGGAACCACATGTAAGGGTCAATGCTTTCCAGCCTGTTTCCTTCAAAGATAACATCGTCTATCCATTCTACTTGTTGTTCAGAGCTCTGACCCATATCACTTTGTGTGATGATAGATGACCTAATAGGCCTACGTCCACGACTTACTACCCAAGTAGGAGTAGATAGTCCTATGCCGTAACTCAGTGAGTCCCTTAAGGCAGTATGAATAGCTAAAGGAACCTTGGACTTGTAACAATGAAGTCTGATTACCAACTCCAATAACATAGCACCTTGAACATCTTCAGGACCTACTCCTTCATATTGTAGTATAGGATCCTGGAAGAAAGCCAGAGAAAGGTAAGTTAACAAAGCCTCCAGCATTGAGTAGGTATAAGGGAATATTATAGATACTGGTTTAGTAGAATCTTTTTCCTTTATCTGTTTTTCCTTATCTTTCAAGGGAATATAGGTAGTCAACACCTGGTCTATTTTTCTCCAACTAGGAAACCTCTTCGAGGTCTCATTCCTGGAGTCCCGAGCTCTGGACATAAGCTGGTCTTTTATCTTGGTATGAAGCTTAGATCCAGGCTTGAGATCCAAGCCTCCAGGATAACTATATTTATAGTCAACCTCGTAAATATCTGAATCTACTTTCGGTATGGTAGTATCACCTGTAACAATATAGGGCATGTTTATACTCCCAGTCGATATTCTACCCACCGTAGTATTTCTATGGTAGGCTGATCTTCCTCAAGCATGAAGTAATGATTAGGAGGAATGATTACAGACAGGGTTAATTCTATATACTCATTTCCTCCAAGAGCCTTAGCAATTATGCCTGTTATAATAGTAGGTGGGTTAACATTTTCTTCTAAAAATATAGCTCTAGCACCTTCTAGAGGACTTGTTGTAGGTGTTAGAGTAACAGGTGCTGGAGTAGTCAATACAGTTGTAGGAGCTAAAGTAGTCAATACAGTTGTAGGAGCTAAAGTAGCTGGAATTTCTCTT